ATGGAATCATTCGCCGCCATTCGCATTGCTGTCTCAGGTCTATATTTCCCATTTTTCGTTAGCTGGCCCGTCCTTTTCGCTACCATTTGATTGAAATAATTCGCCTTCTGAATACCTAGCGCATCAATCTGCTCTAGTCCTGGGCCTGAATATTTTCCCTTAGAATCAACGGCTCTTTGTTCATATAACCATTCTCCATATTGAGTTTTTGCAGAAACCGGCCCGTCAATAGTTGCTCTGACAACCTCATCATCCGGTGGCTCGATTCCATATTTCTCTCTTAAGGCTTCCCAATTAGGAACAGCAACAGTCGTTGACCTGCAATTAAAATGAAGCGGAGGGACAGGCCCTTTGTCGTAGCTATAAATCTTTCCGTCCTTGGTTGCACAAGTCAAAGAAGTGCGACTATCGAGCGTCGCTATAAATCTGAAATTGTCAGTTATATCCTCACCCGCAGCCATATATGTCTTCTGACTAGCAACGTTCGCAACCTGATTAACACTTGTCCTCACAAGCGTCAAGATCTGATGATTAGCCAAGGTCGTTAACCCTTTTCCACCCCTTGCCGCCATTTGCCGAACACTCGCCTCTCTTGAAAATTCCGTGCCTATCAAATCCTTGGCAATTCGATCGACAGGTGTTCCCGTCAGCATTCCATTCTGGACAGCATGTCTGAATTTTTCTGCTGATTTAGTGGCTAATCCTCTAAATGATTTTTCAAGCGGTTGACCATCCGGCAACGTCAACATCGCCCCATCTTTTCGCCCAAGCCAATATGTTTTTCTCCTATCGCCTGCAACCCGCTGCTCGAGATCATCACTCAACATTATTTGATTCAAACGCGTCGGATCTGTAGAAACAATTGACTCAGCAAAATCAGGACTGATAACGACTTCTTTTAAATCATCTTTAATATCCGCTCGAATCGAATCAAGCATCTGAACCATCGCAAACTCAACCTGGCTTTCGGCTAATCCTGTTATTTCCGTCTTCATCGTCTTGCTCGTTTCAGTCACCCATGTGTCAAGACTCTTTTTGAGTGATCCCATAATGAGCCGCAACCGACGTTGACGCCCTTGCATCGTGTCGGGCTGCTGCAACTCAGTGACAGCATCCTTGATTATTTGGTTGTATCGGACAGCAATTTGTTTCGCAACACGATTGCTATAGCGATTCAAATTAATCGCATTCTTATATAAATCCGGCGGGGCCTCTAAACCTAACTCGGTCAGAATGTCCGTTGACATTGATTACTCCTCTTCCTTTTCGTCCTTCTTCTCGGCTGTCATTGTTCCCTCTAATCCGGCATTCTCTGTCTCTGCCAATTCAGCCTCAACATCAAAATCATCCCCGAGTACTTCACCTTCAGACAGTTGCGTCAATAATGTCTCCTTAGAAATAGTTCCGGCGGTATAGAGGCCAAGCAAACTTCCAATCTCCTGTGAATCAAGACGGCCGGCTAAGAAATCACGATTAACAAAACAACTCCCCGGCATATCACTACCCATATATTGAGCATGAAAAGTTAAGCAATTATCGATAAGATCCTGTGTTTGTTGCGCCACTAACTGCATCGTGCTGTCACCTTGAGAACGATCAATCTTCTTAGATTCAGCAGTTTCAGCACTGAGCTTTTGGCCGAGAACACTAGCGAGACCTAGTTCATTGATCTGTTTTTCAATCTGCTCAATTTGTTTGTATTGAGCATCAAAACTTTTGCCGCCTGGCTCTATGTATTCGGCCCGACCTTCTGAAGGAAAACAAATGGCTTCGCCTGGTCCAGCACTGACTTCTTCAGCACTTTGCGGATAACCAAAAAACGAGAGCATCGGCACCGCACTTATATGAAGCATATTGCTCAGGTCTGAGCTGACTTGATAATGCTTCAAATTTAATTCCGCAATATCCTCCATCGGTGGACGTGATTCAAGCACCCCTAAACGATTGGAATATGCAACAGCAAAAGGGATGTAATCAAGACTCGTTGAACCTTCTTCTTCAAGAACCCAATCGGTGTGCTCTTTACTCTTTCGATGAATCTCAAAAGCACCTGGTGTCAAGACGCGCACCTGTTCCACTTCCTTTTCTCCATATAAGCCGTCTGGCTCTACAACCTTCTCCAATAATCTCAACTGAACTAACTCCTCGCGGCCTTCCTTCTTCTCTGTCCTGAATCCAATAATGGCCCGGGGTTCATATGTCACCCAATAAGGCCGACCACCTTGACCCTCAGCCGGTGCATCAACAAGCACCCCAATATGGCCGTATCTGATTAATTTTCGGGCTAATTCATACGTCCATACATTTAGATCATTCCCCAATAAGTCAACATCAAACATCATTTCCTGAATGACGTCCGGAACATCTTTCAACCTCACCGGCTTGCGAGTCAACATGCCCGCCAACATTTTCTCAAGCCTTATAAACATAGGCGCGCAAACGGATCTATATAATCTCGCGTCATAGCTTTCGTCAATCTCACGCGGTTCTTGCGGTAAATATTTTCGATGCTTAGCCCTCATTTCATAAGTACCCCCGCTCAACGCATCTACTAATTCCCACCGTGGGGATTGATTCAAATACGACTGATTCGGATCATTGACTTTATTTACTCGAGCGGCCGCAATCTTTCGACCACTTCTGTTATATCCAGTAAATGTCACGGCAGCTCACCAAGATTAAGTCCAGTGTAAAGACAGATTCAGTAAATTCTAATTCCTGTGCCTCTACCGGCTCGAGCGTAGAGCAGACTGAACTCTCTATAAACCATATATCCTAAAGAATCTGGGAGGTGGTCGTAGCCATTTGATTTATCAGGATCACCCGTCTTCTCGTCATAACTCTGAAGCTCGAGACACTCAATTAATTTTGAACAATGCGGAGCAACTTCAAATCTGACTTCACCTTTTGAGTTCTCCAATAGTGCTTGAACAGAAGCAACCCGATCCTTTATAGGCGGATTCGCTCGACCGCTGCAATTACTAAATCCATAACCTTCGAGGATAGCGATGTCCGTTCTTGCGCTGTTCGTAGACCGATTTCCCCCGCTGCTATCGGGAAATGCCCTAATTCTCCGATGTGGATAGCGCCTCTGAACCTCTTTGCAAAGAGCATCTGTATCGTGTGATTTTGAAATTTCATCAATTATCACTAATTTATCCCCATCTCGTACACCTATAACAGCGTTAGTGTTACCAACGTTGAAGTCAACTCCCATAAGCAAAGGCTCATCGCTGTAATCGGCCGATTTTTTGACATGTCGATCACGATCAAAACGGCTATATACCTGTCCGGTAGTTAAATTTACGAACTGACCTTCAAGGTACGCAAGAATTAACTGCTCTGGATAATTAGATCGCAAAGATTCGATGAATCCTTCAGGGAGAAAAGGATTATCAATACTGCGGGCGCGTAGCAATCCTGTATCTTCGCCGGCATTCTTTTCAAAAGTATTGAACGCCCATCCATAACCTTCAGGTGTTGTTGCGGCATAAAGCTGCTGAACATTTCCAGATCTAAGCCGAGCAAGAGCCATGATTGTTGCTTGCTCTGCGTCATAAGTCGGAACCGTGTCCGCTTCATCAAATCCGATCGAGCATAAGTTCTGACCTCTGAGCCGCTGATAAGTCAGCATCGTTCTCAGCAATATGGTGTGATTTCCTTCGCTGAAATGCAACGTATATTCCGGCAACGGACTCGCTCTATAGCTGAAAGGAATATCCCACTGATCCAGAAGATCATTCATTGTGCGCTGCAATATGTCCCGAAGCATGGGCGCGGTGGGTTCAAAAAGAGCCGAAACAAAACCCACATTCATACAGGCAAGAATGATTGCCTTACTCACAAGAGCATGAGTTTTTCCTGCACCGAAGCCGCAGACAAGACCCAATTTGCGGTGCTCAATGTCTTCACAAAAAGCCGTCTGATGAGGTAATAACCCTTCAAGAACTCTCGCCTTAACTTCTTCAGTCGTTGGCAGCCGATTAATGGAAGCCGCCGTCGCATATGCCATCAATGGCCCTGCTTCGCAAACACCAGCAATGAGCGATGTGCTCATTAGTTCAACTCAAACCGCAGTAATCGAGCCTGCATCTCAACGCACCGGAGTGAGGTAGCAATATTTCCTTTTTCGGCCGCTAAACGCTCATAATTCTGCAATTTTGAAAGTGCTTGCATTAACCATTGCGGTCTCTCAATTTGTGCATCCGTTAATTGATGTTCACGGGCTTGCCGCACATATTTATGAACTTGATCCTCTCCTATTCCCCACAGATCACAACAATGCCGGGTCAACTGGGTAACTGTGAGACCAGTCAAAAGCATGTCATAAATCGCATTGACGCGAGCCCTTGCTTCTTCAGTTGTTGCCCGAGCTTGTGCCATGCACAGATATTAATTGATGTCCTCAAGGACGTGAACCTCGAAAGCAGTTTCAAGTGACGCTTTGATGAGATAAAGCTCGGCAACGTAAGACTGAAGCAATTCCCGAGGCAACGGTTCTTGATCGTCGATTGCATTATCAGAGATCGCGGCAGCGACCCCTTGAGCTTGATCCAATATTCGCGAGAAGTGTTCGAGAACCGGCTTCTGCTTTTCTGAAATTCTGATCCGATCCATGGTTGTTGTTGAAAAAGTGCTTTGCCAACCTGCCAACCCTTGCTAGCCATCCTATAGGAGCTACCTATACCCCTATACTGTAGTACGTGTATACTACTACTACCCCTATTACTATATATATTATATATATAACTTTAGGTTAACTAGGTTAGAAAGGATAGCAAGAGAGGGATGAATAAAGGGATTTGAGATAGTCAACCTATCACCAACCTTAAGGCAAGGGTAGTGACCAGCAGTACATTTGTTTTCCTCCAATAGATTTTCTCTTTTTCTGATAGCCAACCTTATTCAAGATTTCACAGACAATCATTTGGTCATGTTTCGTTTGAAATTTAGGTTCTTTATCGACGGCTTCGGTCAGCAATAAATCAGAAGTAAGAATCTGAGCACGATTAGTTGGGACTTCAAGCCAACGACGGATGACAGGTTCCCACGGATGGCT